TAACCAAACAAGCTATGATATTCGCCGATCGAATTGTCCCTAGCTTAGAAAAGCAATTAGTAAAGTTTGATAAAGGATGTCCTACCCCTGAGGAAGTAGCTAATGTAATTTTTATTAGGAATAATGTGTTAGATCAAGCTAATACTATATCTAACATATTAAAAGGGTTTAAGATAACATTAGGTTTAGCTAAATTTGGAATTGATTCTTTAATAAAACTAATTATTGCATTAAAGATAGCCAAAACAGGTATTTCATTAGGCTCTAAATTTATTCCTGTTATACCTGGAGCTATAGTATCTGGGTTGAGTGATTTAGATGATTTGATTACTAATAAAACATTTGATAAATTTGGGAATTCTAAAATTGCTCCTACTAAGTTTGCTATTGACGGGTTTTCAGTCCCCGTAGCTTTAATGTCATTCTATGTAAATGATTTTATTAAAAAATTAGAATCACTAGATGAAAAAATTCAAACTTGTAGCCCTCCTAATACTATAACTTTGCCTCCTCCTTCACCTGAGTTGGTTGAGATTGCTCAAGTTGAACAGCAAGCTGAGGAGTCACCTAATTTATCAACATATCAAGGGTTTATTTTAGAAATAGAAAAAGTTCCTTATTCACCTACTGTAAATAGGATAAGGGCACTTGGAAAAAACCAAGATGGAATAGTGTTAATTCAAACCGAACTTTCATTTACCCAAGTAGAACAAATAATGATTAATGAATTAAAATTCGTTATTGACAGAGATAATTTAAAAGCTTATTAAGTAAATATTTATAAACAATGAAATCGCAAGTATTAAAATCTTTAATTAAAGAGGCCGTTAAAGAGGCCATACAAGAAGAATTAAGAGAAATTTTATTGGAAGCTGTAAAAGCTCCTAAACAAACAGTAATAGAATCTTCTCCTAAAGTTATTCAACCAACACCCGTAAATGAAGATAGAAGAGCCCAATATGCTAGTATCTTAGGCGAAACTGCAGCTTCATTTACTTCAGCAGACGTTAAACCTAGATTTAACCCCCAAGGCACAATGCCTGGTGGAGATTTACCTCCCGGAGAATTAGGAATGGACCAAATAATGGGATTAATGAAAAAATAAGAAATGGCAATTAAAGTTGGAAATATACCGGCGTTTGATCAATACCCTACTGTGGGTATTGGATTGTCTGTACCTTTTCAATCAACTGCTACTTCGGGTTCTGATGCTATTTTTAATATTAATTATACTACAGCTGAGCAAGTAAAGTATAATCTTATTAATTACTTTTTAACAAGTAAAGGAGAACGGGTTTTTAATCCTTCTTTTGGTAGTAATGTTCAATCCTTTCTTTTTGAACAAAATGATCCTTCCTCACTTGAAATTCTTAAAAAAAGTATAGAGGAAGATATTAGTTTAGTATTTTCTGTGATTGAATTAAAAGAGATAAAAATTATAGCTGATGAAGATTATTATTCAGTTACAATTCAAATATTTTACTCAGTTTTTTCTAGTTTAAATGAGTTTGTAGAATTTAATATGCCCCTATAATGTCCTTATCTTCAAATACAAGTAAAAAAGTTAATAGAAACGTTGAATANATCAACAGGAACTTCACTGAGATGAGGTCGAATCTTATTAANTTTTCAAAAACATATTTNCCNAANACTTTNACAGACTTTAGTGCTGCTNCNCCNGGGATGATGTTTATTGAAATGGCTTCTTATGTAGGGGATGTTATGGCTTTTTATACTGACAATCAGATTCAAGAAAATTTCATTCAATATGCTAAACAAAGCAATAATCTATATGATCTAGCTTACATGTTTGGTTATAAACCTTCTATTTCATCAGCTGCTACTACTGAATTAGATGTTTTTCAAACTGTACCTGCAATTTTAGAGGGGGGAGAATATGTACCTGATTTTAATTATGCTTTAATAATTCAGGAAAATTCAACAGTTACGGGTACGGCTAATGTATCTTTTTTAACCCAAAATAGAATTGATTTTAGCCAATCTAGCTCTTTAGATCCTACAACAGTAACTATATATGAGGTATCAGGGGGTAACCCAACATCATTCCTTCTTAAAAAGAAAGTAGAGGCAGCTTCAGCTACTATCAATAGTACAACTATATCAGTTGGAGATCCTCAACAGTTTTTAACAACTAATATTGTAGCTAGTCAACCTTTAGGGATATTAGATATAATTGATAGTGATGGGAATGAATGGACTGAGGTAGATTACTTNGCTCAAGAAACAGTATTTGAAACTATACAAAATACAAATCCTTTTGGTCCTGATCCAAATACAACAGATGAATCTGGTGAGGTTCCTTCACTTTTAAGATTAAAAAAAGTTCCTAACAGGTTTGTTTCTAGATTTATAAGTAGTAACAATTTAAACAGTGGCTCTGCTACTCTACAATTACAGTTTGGTGCAGGTACTACTAACGACTTTAGTGAGGAGATAGTACCCAACCCTAATAATGTAGGTATAGGTTTACCTTTTGGACAAAATAAGTTAACAACCGCTTATTCTCCTACTAATTTTATGTTTGATAAAACTTATGGTGTTGCTCCTTCTAATACTACTTTAACTATAAGATATCTAACTGGTGGTGGTGTTGGGGCAAATGTCCCTGCAAATTCATTGAGTTCTATAACTAATACAGGTAATGTATTATTTAGTACTGATAATTTAAATGCTGCTTTAGCTCAAACTACTTTTAATTCTTTAGCTGTAGATAATCCTAACCCTGCTACTGGGGGAGGGGATGGTGATTCTCCACAAGATCTAAGACTTAATTCTTTATCAAGTTATGCATCTCAACTTAGAGCAGTTACTCAAGAAGATTATTTAGTAAGATCTTATAGTTTACCTTCTCAATATGGTTCTATAGCAAAAGTGTATGCTGAGTCTCCTAAACTAGAAAACACTCTACCAGGGGAATCTAATTCAGTTTTAGACTTATACATTTTAGCTTATAATGATACCAACCAATTTGTAAATGCTAGCAGTGCTTTAAAGCAAAATTTATCTACCTATCTATCTCAATATAGAATGATTAATGATTCTATTAAAATAAAAGATGCTTTTGTTATTAACATAGGTATTAACTTTGAAATAGTAGTATTACCTAATTATAATAGCAATGAAGTATTATCGGGTTGTATAAGAAGATTACAAGAATATTTTAATGTAGAGAATATGCAGATTAATAAGCCTATTCTTATAAATGAGTTATATACTATACTAAGTACTTGTGATAGTGTTAAAGGAGTTCAAAATATTAAAAGTATTGAAATTGTAAATAAAGTTGGTGAAAGTTTAGGTTATTCTAAATATGCTTATGATGTAATAGGAGCTACCCAAAGTGGAGTAGTTTACCCATCACAAGATCCTTCTATTTTTGAAGTTAAATTTCCTAATACCGATATTAAAGGTAGAGTAGTACCATTATAAAAATAAATTATGGCCGTATATAAATTATTTCCCGAAAAAGATGCTTCTATATATTCTCAATTTCCCTTACTTAATACAGGAGTTGATGAAATATTAGATGTATCTACTTTTTTTACATCTGCTGATCCACAGGTAAGTAGATTTTTAATTAAATTCTCGCAATCTGAAATAGAGGATGTATTAACTAATAAAATAGGGACGGCTTCATTTCAATCTAATTTAAAAACTTATATAGCAGATATAACGGGTTTAAACTCTACTACTACCCTAGAAGTTTACCCTGCATCAGGTTCATGGAATATGGGTACAGGTAGGTACTCTAGTTTGCCTCAAACCCAAAATGGAGTATGTTGGACTTCTAGGTTAAGTGCTAATGATGGAAATTGGCCTACTACTTTTACCCCATATGTAACTGCTTCATATCAAACAGCAACTCCTGGGGGAGGGACTTGGTATACAGGTTCTAGCTTAGGTTTAAATGTTACTCAATCCCAAGAATTAAGTTATTCAAGTGATAAAGATTTAAATGTAGATGTAACTAACACAGTTTTAACTTGGTATAGTGGATCTAATTCTTTAGGAGGATTTTTAAATGATGGATTTATAGTTAAACAAAGTAATAGTGATGAATTTATAGCAAATAGAAATTATGTTACTACAGTAAAATATTTTTCTATAGATACTCATACTATATATCCTCCTGAGTTAGCGATGAAGTGGAGAGATTATAATTTTAATACAGGGTCTTCAACCAATACTATTATTGATACTACTCAAATGGTAGCCTCTTTAGATAACAACCCAGGAACTTTTAATAGAGGAAGTATTGAAAAATTTAGAATAAATTGCAGACCTCAATTTCCACAAAGGGTATTTCAAACTGCTTCCTTATATTCTATTAATCATTATTTACCTACATCCTCATACTATGCTATAAAGGATTTGGATACTAATGAATTTGTAATAGATTTTGATACTAACTACACTCAAATAAGTGCTGATAATAAAAGTAGCTATTTTACTTTATACATGAATGGTCTAGAGCCTGAGAGATATTATCAAGTTTTAATTAAGACTATTTTAGGAGGTGAAACACTTATACTAAATGATAACTACTATTTTAAGGTAATAAATGGATAATTCACTTAAACCACATAACTCAGGGAGTGAACTAAAATTATCTAAGAAGCTTTATAATAAATCTGCTTATTTAAATGTCATTGACACTCAATTTACTGAATTAGTTCCCCCAACT